TGTCTTTCGGAGGTTTCAACAAACTGTTCGGCATCGGCGGGAACGCCAAGGAAGTGCAGGCGGCTATAGACCGTCTTACAGACCGGAACGAGCTGCTGCAGACCTCGATAGAGGATCTGACCGACACCATCAAGCAGAGCCAGGGGACGAAGAGTGTGGCGGCTTACCGCGACGCGTACAAGATGCAGCAGGAAACGAATTCGAACTACCTGCAGATGGCTATGGCGCAAGCCGGCTACCACGGAAGTCACCACAGCTGGAACTACTACTGGGGCGGTTTCAACCAGGCACAGATAGACAAACTGAGCGGACAGATCGGCCGCCAGTGGGACGGGAACCTGTGGAGCCTGAGCCCGGAGGAAATGAAGGCACTGCGCAGCAACGTGGATATGTGGACGCAAATCCAGAATACCGGTAAGGGAGGCTATGGCGGGCGACTGACCGAGAAACTGGATGACTACATAGACCAGGCCGGCAAGCTGGAGGAACTGACCGACCAGCTGTATGAAGGGCTGACGGGCATTTCGTTCGACGGTATGTACAGCAGCTTCATCGACAACCTGATGAACATGAAGTACGGTGCCAAGGATGCGGCGGAGGATATATCCGAGTACTTCATGCGGGCGATGCTGAGCAACAAGATCGGTGAGATGTACAGCGACAAACTGAAAGGCTGGTGGGAGAAGTTTGGCAAGGCCATGGAGGACAACGAACTGACCGAGGCGGAACGGAACGCGCTGATGGAAGAGTACATGCAGTATATGGATGAAGCCCTTGCCCTGCGTGACAACCTGGCGGCAGCCACCGGTTATGACAAGACGCAGCAGGGCGGTACGAGCCAAAGTGCGAAAGCGGGCGGCTTTACGGCCATGACGCAGGACCAGGGCACGAAACTGGAGGGCATGTTCACCGGCGGGCTGCAGCACTGGAGCAGCATGGACGACCGGCTGGAAAGCGTGGTGGAGAAGATGGACACGGCGGAAGGGCATCTGGCACGGATAGCCGAGAACACCGGTGTGAGCGCCGGACACCTGGGCGAACTGAAGGAAGTGATAAAGAAAATGATACGTGACGGACTAAAAGTGAAGTGATATGGCTGATATATTGAGCGGACTGGTGCTGGTGAACGGCACGGACATCTGGACGGAATACGGTGTGTTTCTGGTGGAAGACCGGCGCGGCGGCATGGAGAACCTGACGGCCATCCTGACCCCGAGCAGGGCAAAGAAGGATACGGCCGTGGACATACGGGAGGAGCACGGGGAGAAATACAGCGCCGTGCTGACCCCACGGAATGAGGCGCGGGACGTGACACTGCACTTTGCCCTATACAACAAGACCCGGACAGGCTGGATGAAGCGGTACTTTGCATTTGTGAATTTTCTGAAACAGGGAAAGGACGGCTGGCTGGAGATCCGTTTCCCCCAGCTGGACCTGCAGCTGAGGGTGAAGTATGCCGACTGCACGAAGTTTACCCCGCTGACCTATCTGTGGACGGAAGGCGTGCATGCGGGAAAGTTCCGGGTGAAGTTCAGGGAACCGAAACCTATTATATAACCATTAAAACGCTATTGGAATATGCTTATAACGATATATGACAAAGCCGGGACCAAGCGTGCGGACGTGGCTGTGAACGACAGCTCGACGCAAAGCAAGGAGGTGCAGGGAGACAATGTGCTTTCCCTGTCGTTCAGCTACTATGACTTCCTGCCCCTGGACGTGAACGACTACACGGACTATCTGGGCGAGCGGTACTGGCTGACGGAACGCTACACGCCGAAGCAGGTGAACGAGGGTGAGTGGGACTATGACCTGAAGCTGTACGGTGTGGAGAGCCTTATCAAGCGGTTTCTGGTGCTGGAGACAACGGACGGGGACACGAACCCACTGTTTACACTGACGGCCACGCCCCGCGAGCATGTGGCGATGGTGGTGAAGGCTATAAATGACGGAATGGGCCACATAACAGACTGGAAGGTGGGTACGGTGGAAGGTACGGAGCTGATAACGATAGACTACGAGGGCATGTACTGCGACGAAGCGCTGAAAGCCATCGCTGAAAAAGCCGGCGGCAAGGTGGAATGGTGGATTGAGGGGCAGACGGTGAACGTGTGCCGCTGCGAACACGGGGAAGAAATCACCCTGGGCTACGGCAAGGGGCTGACCTCGCTGGAAAGAGACACCGGCAACACGGCCAAGTTCTATACGCGCCTGTTCCCGATAGGCTCGACCCGCAACATCGATGCGGAGAAATACGGCAGCCCGCGTCTGATGCTTCCCGGCGGCAGGAAGTACATCGAGCAGGGCGTGGAGGAATATGGCATCTATGACCATTACGAGCAGGATGCTTTCAGCGGCATCTTCCCCCGTCGGGTCGGTACGGTGAGCTCGGTTCGCAGCGAGGAGGTGGCAGACGATGAAGGAAACAAATTCACCGTCTATTATTTCCGGGACGGGGAACTGGACTTTGACCCTAACCTGTACGAGCTGGCCGGAGAAACCAAACGTGTGTCGTTCCAGACGGGCGACCTTGCCGGACTGGGAGAAAGCGATGACCACTACTTTGAGGTGAACTACGACAGCGCGGCACGTGAATTCGAACTGATCACCATCTGGCCCTACGATGACGACACCCAGCTGCCGGGCGGCAAGCTGGTGCCCCGAGCAGGCGACACCTATATCCTGTGGAATATCCGGATGCCGGATGAGTATTACCGGCTGGCCGAAGAGGAGTTTGCGGTTGCGGTGGACGAGTACAACCGGGACCACTGGCTGGACATTGCCGCCTACAAAGCCCCGACAGACCCGGTATACATCGAGGAGCACGGCATAGACCTGTTTGTGGGCAGACGGGTGAAGCTGGAGAGCCGGAAGTATTTCCCGGAAAAAGGCTACCGTCAGAGCCGTATCACCAAGATCAGCCGCAAGGTGAACGAACCCGGGCAGATGGACATCGAGATAAGCGATGCGCTGCAGGTGGGCAAGTTCGACAAGGTGACGGACAGCATCGGTGCGCTGAAAAGCTATACGAAATCAAAGACGGAAGGCGCTGCCCTTCCGGACATCATACGAAGCTGGGACAAGACGCTGCCCACGGACAACAACCTGTTTTCCGCCCGGCGCAGCCAGAAAGAGTTCCTGAGCAAGAACCAGCCGGACACAGCCAAAGAGTCCATCCGCTTCCTGAAGGGTGTGAGCTTTGGCGAGGCTGCTGGCGGCAAGCCCTGCGGCATCGTGGATGGTGAGGGCAATGCCGAATACTTGACTGCCGTGATCCGCGAACTGCTGCGCAGCACGGAGTTTGTGGACGGGCTGACCGGTGAGGGCTGGCAGCTGTGGATTGACCAGCTGACCGGACTGACAAACCTGACGGTGGACAAAGTGACTGCCCGGCAAAGCCTGGTGGCGCTGGAACTGCTGATCGAGAAGGTGCGCAGCGTGTGCGGCCAGCTGGTGGTGTCCGCTGCCAACGGCAAGATCAAGGACGTGGTGAAGCAGGGCGACAACTACCGCATCGTGTTTGAGCAGGAATCGGGCTTTGTGGCCCATGACCTGATGCGCTGTGCGGTTACGGGTGGTAAGAAACTAAAAGCATACTGGGTGGAGGTGGCTTCGGTGATAGCCGGCGGTGTACTGGTCCCGGTAAGCGAGTTTGGCGGGGTGAAGCCGGAGGCAGGCGATGAGTGCGTGCTGATGGGCAACACCGAAACCCCGCTCCGGCAGAACCTTATATCCATTGCGGCCACGGAGGACGGACAGCCCCGTATCGACATTCTGGACGGTGTGAAGGCCAAGAACTTCAACGGCTGCCTTCGTTGCCGGCTGGGCAAGCTGGACGGCATCAGGAGCAGCGCTTTCCCGGCAGACAAACAGCCGAAAGGAAACGGCCTGTATGCCGACAACGTGTGGCTGAAGGGTACGTTCGTGTTGATGACGGGCGAGGACATCCTGACGCGGTTTGAGATAACCGAGGGGAAAATCCATTCAGCCGTGGAAAGCTTGCGCAAGGAAATACGCGAAGAACAGAGTTATCTGGACAACAGCAGTTTTGCCGACGGCATGGACAAATGGAAGACGGGCAGCAAGGCTACGCTGTTCACCCTGGGCGGACGCTGGATCTGGGCGAACGGCGGTCCTTACGGTACGAAGCCGGACGGCCATGCCGAGATACGGACCGACGGCAAGGTGCCTTATGCCTATATCCGGAACAGCTATATCATGCAGAAACTGGAGGACTTCCGGCTGGTACCGGAGTACCGGCAGACGAACAGCCAGGGCGAACGGGTGCCCGGCGTGGTGTATCTGTCGTTCAGCTACCGGGTTATCAAGGCCGGAAGGTTGAAAATAGAATTTGTGAACGCTGATAAGACCGGGTTTGAGAACTTCAACATGTTCGGCCATGAAGAGGACCTGCCCGTTGGCGGTGAGAAGATGTTCACGTTGGACGGACTTTGGAACGGCACTGGCGACTTCAAGCTGTCGTTTACGGGCGTGATTTACATTTCGCTGCTGGTGTTCAGCACCAACAAGGCGGACGCACTGGCCTATAAGTACCGTACACTGTTCGAACAGAGCGACCGGCTGGTAAAGATTTCAGCGGCGGTCTTCGACAAGGACGGTAATGCGCTGAAAGAGACCGGGCTTGTCATAAAGCCTGAAGGTTCCGGTCTGTATGCGCAGGACAATACAGGAAAGATTGCCCTTATCGGGGTGAGCGTGGAGGAAGAGGACGAGTACGGAAATACCGTGAGCAAAATCAAGCTGACAGCCGACCATATACAGCTGGAGGGACTGGTAACGGCCAACGGCAACTTCAAGATACTGGAAGACGGCAGCATTGAAACGACCAACGGTAAGTTTACCGGAGAGATAGACAGCAGTAAAGGGAAAATCGGCGGCTTTGAGATAGGGAACGGCCGTATCGGTTCTGTGGCCGACTCTCACGGGAGCGGTGGCGGTCTTGCCATTTATGATGATTTTTTCCGTGTCGGCGGCAGCAAAGGATATGTGATGTTCGGTGATGATGTGATACCGTCTTCTGCAGGAGGAGCTTTTACCGCTGTCGGTCGTATCGTGAACTCAGCCCCCAATATATACGGGAATTACGGCTTCGACCAAGCGAACTATGGATTGTTTATAGATGTTACCGGCGGTACGAAGAACTACGGTATCAGCAGCAATGCGGCATTACTTGCCCCGGCGTTTATCAATACGAAAGCCAAGCTGCTTACCTTCGGAAGTGGAAACTACACGGTGGATTTCTCACAACACAATATCATTTTGATGTATTACAATGAACCCAACTACAGTAAGGTAGAGGTTACGCTGCCGTCGGAAAGTTCTGTGGCATACAAGTTCGGCATGAGTTACTTGCCTACCGATTTTGCAGCCATTGTCACGTTCAGGGTCAGACCCGGTTCAAAGAATATCATACTAAAAGGTATCTATAACCACAATGAAGATTTGCAAAACTACGAGATGGCATCCGGGGACTCCGTAACGGTACTTATTACAAAAGCGGACGGATTCCGTTACCAGATATTGAATCATTCATCCTAAAAAACAGATATATATGAAAAAGTTAGATTTCAGGAATTTCAGCATTCCCACCGGAATAACCCGTCAGACGAGGGAGGTTTTCGATGTACGTGAGCAGATAGCCGATTTGCTGTATACGCGTGTCAGTGGCATCAAGGCCCATCGGCTTGCGTTCAAGATTTTCGAGAGTACCGGCGAGACCGAGTTCAGCGATGAGGAAACCGGGATGATACACATGGCGGTGGAACGCTATTGTCTTCCCAATGTGATAGATGCCCTGAACGAAATCCTGGGCGGGTCAGAAACCGATAAAAACGAATGAGTATGGCAGAAATGACACAAGAAGAACTGGTTCAGGAAGTGCTGGACCGTGTACTCCAGAGTTCTACCGGCGTGGAGGACTTGGAGACCGTCACCTCGCTGAGCGGTGTGAAATCACTGCCCGGGGAGAAGGACGGCAAGATGGTGAACGTCCCCCTGGAACTGATAGGGAAGCCTGCGAGCGATGCCGCCGCCCGTGCCGAGGCTGCCGCCAAGAAAGCGGAAGGAGCCGTAGCCGGACTGGAGGAAAAGACCCAGGCCGCCACGGAAGCGGCCACCAAGGCCAACGAAGCGGCAGCCAAGGCAGAAAACGCCGCTGCCAAGGTGGAACAGACTACGGCAGCAGCCATCGGCGGGGCTACCGCACGCTTTTCCTCATGGATGGAAACAGGCAACGTTTTACCTGACAAGAGTACCAAACCGGGCGGCAGCGTAGTGTATGTAGCGGATGCCGGGAAGTTCGCCTACCACATGGACTCCACCCTGTACGGGGACTGGGATGTGGCGGGTGTGCCTCCTGCCGGCATATTCATGAATGCGGACCGGACAGCCATCCTGCCGGACAAGCTCTACCTGCTGGGTGATGCCGTATATACCGGAACAGGCGGCAGCCTGAGACTGCTGGCCTACCGGCATGAGGTGATGAGCGGGGAAGCTTACGAGGCGCTGCAGGACAAGGATGCGAATACGCTGTATCTGATTTATGAGGAGGATTGACGATGATAACCATAGGCGGTAAGGAAATAACGGCTGCGTATGTGGGGAAACGTGCCCTGTCGGCAGTCTATGCCGGGGCAAGACTGGTGTGGTCTGCGATAAGCAGCTGTTTCGGACTTGGATACTGGAAAGGCGACGAGCCGTGGAACGGATCGGACGCATGGAACGGTAGCAGTAAAACTGATAAATGAATGATTATTATAAAAGGACAGTATTATGGCAAAAAGGAAAATAAGCGGAATCATCAACGCGACTGAACATCCGATGAATCTTGAAACACCATGGAATCAGAAACAGCCGGACGGCACCTATCATGCCTATGCAGGCGATGACATCGAAGCGTTCCTGAAGAAGGAACTGTCAAACCGTACCCCTACCGAGGAACTGGTGAGCGGCGAGACGAAACCTCCTACATCCGGAACGGTGTTCGATGCGATGGTGGGTACGGTGACGGACGTGGATGTGCAGGACAGCGAGGACGGCACCCAGTACGTGATGACCGTCAAGCAGAAGGACAACCAGGGCGGCGAGAGCTCGAAGGAAGTGCGCTTTTCCAAGTACACGGACGATGACAAGGTGGTGGTGAACATCGACCTGACGGACAGCGGCGGTGCGGGACTTCCCGCCTCGCAGTATCTGGCACTGGGCAGCGGCTTTGTGGTGAAATACTCCGTAGGTGTGGGCACTGCCGGTGGCGGTACGGTGGACGGCTACAGCGACCTGAAAGCCCGCGTGATCGTGAAACGCGGTTCGACCGTCATCAGTGAGTTCCGGGATGCGGAGTTTGTGGGCGTTACAGCCGGACAGAGCTATACCTTTGACGCTTCGCCCTACCTGAAGGATGCCACTGCCTATACCGTACAGGTGGAAGCGCAGGCAACTTACCAGGACGGCACGCTGATGAAGACGGCCACGGCCAAGGTGACCATGGTGGCCATGGAGCTGGAGACCACCTACTCGGCGGGCAACGGGCTGGCCGACGGGGGATATAAAAATGACGTGAACATCCCCTTTACTGCCAAGGGCACGAGCGGTGAGAAGAACATCTACTACCGCGTGAACGGCGGACAGGCCTTTACCCTCGGTCTTTCGGCCGGCAGCGGTGTGCAGCAGAAGAACGTGACCATCCCCCTGACACAGATGCAGGAGGGTACGAACGTGGTGGAAGCCTACGCGCAGCATGAGAACTCCGGTGTGGTGAGCCGGGTGCATTACATTACGCTGCTGAAGGCAGGCGGAGGTGTGACAGCGTATGCCGGCCTGATGTTCAGCCACCGGGCAGCGGGGTTCCAGCGTGACTGGAAACACCCGGTGCTGGAGGCAGAGCAGTTCACGGCATGGAACTTCACGTATGCCGGCTATGACCGCGATGCGTACACGGCCCGTGTGAAAGTGACCGACCGGGGCAGCGTGGTGAAGGAAGACCTGCTGCAACGCGGTGAGACCGGCAGCTACGGACGGACGAACGTGAACGTGGAACCGTTGGACTACCGTGTGTCATGCGGCGATGCCGTGCTTGAGGTGCAGGTGAACACCACATCGCACCCGGACATTGAAGCCACGCTGGCACCGGATGCCGTGTGTACGTTTGACGCCTTCGGGCGAAGCAACACGGAAAACAACCCGGCAAGCTGGGTGAGCGGTGACAAGCGTATGGAGTTCCGGGACGTGCTGTGGAGCGTGAACGAATATGGTGCCGGTAGCGGCTGGCACAAGGACCGCCTGCTGCTGGCCGGTGGTGCAGGTATGACCCTGACCGCTGACGGCGGTTACCGCCCCTTCAACGAGGCGGACAAGCCCGAGGGATTTGCCATCCGTGACGTGGGCATGACGCTGGAGATAGAATACAGCACGGCCAACGTGACGGATACGGATGCCGAGCTGATCACCTGCCTGGGGCAGCTGGACAACGGCAACCGGTACGGGCTGATTGTGACTCCGGAAGAGGCCAAGTTCCTGACCGGTGTGGTGACCGAGGCGATGGATGCCGGACAGGTGCTGCGCTATGAAGACTCGGTGGGTACCAAGTTCCAGCCGGGTACGAATATCCGCATTACCTACGTGTTCTATCCGAACGTGCAGACCAACGAACAGCGCACGCTGATCGGTTTCTATGTGAACGGTGAAGAGTCGGCTGCTTCCAAGTGGCTCGACAAGGTGAATTTTGACATTCAGAGCCAGTTGGAATTTAAGTCGGCAGGTGCCGACTTGAACGTGAAGAGCGTGCGTATCTATAACAAGGCGCTGACCTCGGACGAGGTGCTGAACAACTACATCGTGGACCGCAACCACCTGGAGGATGCCGACGGGGAACCGGGCGTGCGCTCACTGGATGAGGACAACCGCGTGCTGAATGAAGGAGATACGGTGAGCATGGAGAAGCTGATGGGGCTGATGAAGAAGCGCCGGAACTCGATCCTGGTACTGATAGGCACGGGCAGCGTGGGCAGTGAGGTTCCGAGCGAGAGCGACACGCTGAACGTGGTGGATGCACTGGCCCAGCTGAACGACAAGAAGGCCAATAAACTGGTAAGGGAGGTCCGTTTCTATAACGGAGAGGACAGGACGCTTGACTTTATCCTTACCAACGTATATGTCCGTATTCAGGGTACTTCTTCCGTGAACTATGCCAGAAAGAACTTCCGTTTCTACTTCCAGAAGACGGCAAGCGGCTGGACGGTTACATTGAGCTACGGGGAGATTGACGGAAACGGCAGGCAGAAGAATCCGGTGGTAACTACCGGCAAAAAAAATCTCTTCAAGTTACGCAGGAACTCGGTAGGCGCGAAGCTGGCATGTTCCAAATGCGACTTCTCGGACTCGTCCATGACCACCAATACCGGAGGTGCGAAGCTTATCAATGACGGACTGAAAGAGATGGGGCTGCTTACGCCTGCCCAGCGTTACGCCAAAGACCATGGGCTGGAGGATGATTACCGTTCGGCCATCGACGGCCTGCCGTGCGACCTGTTCGTAGCGAAGAGTGCCGACGAAGACCTGACCTATTACGGCCAGTACAACATGAACAACGAGAAGAGCGACAGCTACCCCATCTTCGGGCAGGATGAGACCATCGGCGGCGAGAAATGGGGCGAGGGCGACACGCTGAACTACCTGGAAGCCGACGAGGAAGGACACAAGCAGTACCTGCCCGTCTGCTTCGAGACGCTGAACAACTCCAATCCGCTGTGCCTGTTCCACTGGTTGCCGAGTACCGAACCGGAGCATAAGGATTTCATGGACTACAACTTTGACGGAGGACTGGAATTTAATCATCCGAAAGATACCTTCTGGTCGGACGGAGGCGGTGACGCGGAGGAAGAACCGAACCTGAAAGACCACCTCGGTACCGGTGACAAGTACGACAAGATGTACAAGGCCACCGACCGCATGATGAGTTTCGTCTACCGGTGCGTAAAGGAAACGCCTGCGGGCAGGAACATGGTTTACAGCACGGAATCCCATTCGTTCGAGGGGGTGGACTATGAGGACGACGGCGACAAGTTCCCTACCACCAAGTGGCAGAGCGATACGTTCAGGAAAGAGGCCGGGAAGTATTTCGACCTTCCCCACCTGATTGCCTACTATCTGTACGTGCAGTTCAACCTCGGCGTGGACCAGCTTGCGAAGAACATGCTTATCCGCACATGGGACGGTGTGAAATGGTCGATTGACTATTATGACGGCGACTGCCAGCTCGGTTCTGACAACAAGTCGTTCCTGACCGGGAAGTATGACGACAACCGCCAGACGAAGCGCGACGGGGCTTATGTGATGCAGGGTCATAACTCGTGGCTGTGGAACCTCATCGTGGCCAATTGCTGGGACATGATTGTGGAGATTATGGTGAGCGGATGGAACGGGGGCGCAAGCTTCATGAGTGCCTTCAGTATCCAGAAAGCCATTGACCATTTCGATACCGAACAGATGAAGAAGTGGTGCTCACGCCTCTATAACAAGTCCGGCATCTTCAAATACATCTACCCGTTCCTGAACGAAATGCCGGTGGGTGCTGACGGTGCCAAACAGACCTATCCGCAAATCTACGGTCTGAAGGGTTCGTTGAAAGCACACCGGAACTACTTCATCCAACGCCGGTATGACCTGAAGCAGGTGGAGTACGGCTATGTATCCACGCTGGGTGCCCAGTTCTACCAGAGTACGGCATCGCTGGACAAGGCTTATAAACTGAAACCGATGCAGTACCGGCTGACCATCCCGTACCGTGTGCAGCTCTCCACCAGCAACGGCGTGCAGGCCGACAGCGGCGTGGTGGATGCGGACGTGCTCCATTCCCTGCAGCTGACCCGTGCCTTCGGTGAGAACGACCCGCTGAAGATTATCGGTGCAGCCAAAATCAAGGAGCTGGTATGGCACGAGGATGCGTTCGCAATCGGCTTCAACTTCGGTCTGCTGACCTCACTGGTAAAACTCGACATGAGCGTGGAGAAAGCCAGCGGTTACCGGAACGGCTCGTTCATGGCTTCGACCAATGGTATGCTGCTTCTGGAAGAAGTGAACATGCGGAACAACCGGCTGGCCCGGAACGGGGACAACGGGAATGTGGCCACTTTGGACTTGAGCTGGCAGGGCCGCCTGAAGAAACTGGACGTGAGGGGTACGGGGCTGACCCGTGTGAAACTGGCCACCGGTGCGCCCGTTGTGCAGTTATGCCTGCCGGACACGATTGAGGAACTGTTCCTGGAATATCTGACCAAGCTGTCCGATAGTGGCCTGATACTGGAAGGGATCAATAATGTGCGGGGCTACCGCTACACCAACTGCCCCGGCATCGACGGGTTCGCTATGCTGGAACGCCTGCACCAGGCCAGACTGAACGGCAGCGGCAAGCTGGAGCGCTTCGTGCTGGAGATAGACCGGGAAGACGACGGAACCCTGCTGAAGAAGTATTACGACTACGGAACGTATACACAGACGGGTGCCGTGGATGACCGGCATTCGGGACTGAGGGGCAAGCTGACCCTGACGAAGTATCTGGCCGATGAGGAACTGGAGAAGTATGCCGCCCGTTATCCGGAACTGACCATCAAGCAGCCGCCCTATACGATGATCGAGTTTGACGACAGCGTGGCCGACGATGCCAATGTTTCGAACCTGGACAACAAGACGGGGTACAAATTCGGCAATACGTACAAAATGAGCGGGCATGTGAATGCCATCCTGTCCAAGCGCCACCGCGTATTGGCCAAGGTGACGAAGATGCCCACGAGCCGGAAGGTGGAGATAGCCGGGCAGCAGGTGGAAGTGAACAACCCGGACGGGGAGATGACCTATTTCCCCCTGCATGACGAAAGCTCGAACTTCTATGCCGATGCGGAGGATATGAACGACTGTACGGTGGCGAAGCTGGACGGCAGCGAGGGAGACTGGATGATGTATGAGCCGTTTTACTGGAGCAAAGGCATCAACGATTATTTGAACAACAAGAAGTACGCCTGCTACAGCAGTTATCCGGAGGACGAAATGCCCCCGGTGCCTGAGGCGACGGTACTGACACTGGATGCCATCAAGGAGACACAGGGCGGCTGGCTGGGTGAACGCAAGATCATGAGCGGCAAGCCCACGCTGATGGAATCCTATACGACGGACAAGGCTTATTCCGTGTGCAAAGTGGACGTGTCGGGTTACAGACGTGTCCGCTTCCCGAGCGTTCCAGGAACAGGGCTTATCGGCAGTGTGTTTGCTGATGCGGAGGGAAACATCCTGAAGAGTATTGTGGTGCCGACCATCGGCTTGAAATTTGAAGCCGGCATGTATCTGATAGCAGACGTTCCGGAACGTGCTACAGCCCTGCATTTCTCCATTCTGAACACGGCAGAGTTTGACTGCGTGGTACTGAGCCACAGCGACAAGATAGAGGACATGGAACCGGATTGGGTGGCCAATGAGGAGCATCTGTGTGCCGTTGTGGGCAGTTCGGTGGTGGGCAGTAAACTGCGTGCCTGCATCACCGGAGCTTCGACCACGGCAAGTATGACCTGGACGGACTTCCACGACTACAGCCAGCAGCGGGGTATGCAGCAGATAGATGCGCTGATGCACAGCCGCATCGCGAACCTGAGCTATGCAAAGTACGGGCGCAGGGATATGCAGGAACAATGCGGTGCCGGTCAGCATAACAATAACCGCACAACAGGCGGAACGGCCGAACACGGGATGACAGACACCATCGGCTACGATGAAGCGTATGTCATTAACAACAAAATCACGAATTCGCTGATTGACGGCCTGGTGCACCAGTATGCCTGGTATAAGAGTCGGGACGAATACGGACAGGCGACTGTGGTGCAGGTGAACAATATCTGCTGCCTGGGCTATGAGGACATCTACGGCAACAAGTATGACATGATGGACGGCGTGGATCTGCCGAACGACAGCGGTAACGTGGGCAAATGGCGCATCTGGATGCCTGACGGCAGTATCCGTATGGTACAGGGCAAGAAGGACAGCGGTCAGTGGATTACAGGCGTGGCGCACGGCAAGTATATGGACATGATTCCGGTAGGTAATCTGAACGGATCATCTTCTACTTACTATACCGACATGTACTGGATAAGCACCGCTACGGTCCGTGTGGTCTATCGCGGGTGCAACGTTGCGAACGCGGTTGGCGGTGTGTCGAGTGCGAATGCGGATCACGATGCTTCGTATACGAGTGCGAATATCGGCTCGCGTCTGGCCTTCCGCGGCAAAATCGTCCGGTGGCAGCGTACAAGGCGATACGCGAGGTGGCGTAAGCGCAAAGCGCCAAAGCGTGGAGCGAAGCGACTAAAACGAAAGAACGGGATTCGGATGGTTTCCGAATTCCATTTAAAAGGTATTCAAATACCGGCGAAGCCGGCCGAATTTTTTTAGAATATTGATAGGGTAGGGGAATACAAAACTGAACTGATTTGAGGGTAAACGACCTCAATTTAACTATGTAAAGATAGTGATTTTTGTTGATATTTGCAAGTTATTTTTCTGTTATTTTTAGCTTAGAATTGACCAGTTCAAATGGAATAAAGAGTGCTTTAAATTATACGCTTCGTTTTGTGAAATGAACTTTTCATTTTGAAACGCGCGAACATTTCGATTTGCGGATTATACAGGTATTGCTTGTGATATGGATGTTATTATGGATGTGGCTGAACGTTATCATTTGTTGGTTGTGGAGGATGCTGCTCAAGCTATAGACTCTTACTATAAGGGCAAGCCTCTTGGTAGTATAGGTCATTTGGCTGCTTTTTCATTTCATGAAACAAAGAATGTCACGGCTGGTGGTGAGGGCGGTTTGTTAGTTGTTAACGATGATCGATTTATTCGTCGTTGTGAAATCTTGTGGGAAAAAGGAACAAATCGTGCAGAATTTTTCCGTGGGCAAGTCAATAAATATGGATGGTGTGATATGGGTTCTTCTTTTCTGCCCTCCGAAATTAATGCTGCGTTTTTATGGGCACAGCTCGAACATTTGGAAGAAATACAGGCTAAACGAAAACATATATGGAATCGTTATCATGATGGACTAACAGGGTTAGAAGAACGTAATTGTTTCCGTATGCCCGATATTCCTGATTACGCAACCAATAATGCTCATATGTTTTATCTTGTTTGTCGCAGTTTGGAGGAAAGAACTGGTCTTATTAAAGTATTAAAGGATAATGGTATTGTGGCACCGTTTCATTATTTAAGTTTGCATAAAAGTGATTATTATAAAGATAAACATGATGGACGTGAATTGCCGTTATGCGATAGATATATGGATACATTGGTACGTATGCCTCTCTATTATGAATTAACGGATGAACAGCAAGATACTGTCATTAACGTTATTAAAAAATATTATGGAGAATAAGAAGCTACCTACAATATTAGTGTTGACCTCTGTTGATCCCCATAATGGTCCAGCTGTGGTGGCGGAAAATTTTTATCGGGCATTTTTAAACCAAGGGTTTAGTGTAGATTTTATGTGTCCATATCCTGTGGATGGACACCCTGAATATTTACATATATATAATGGGAAAAGAAGTAAGTTAAATTTGTTTTTTCATCCAGTCACATTGATAAATAGGGTGTATGATTTCATTTTGAAACAACTAAACATTAAAAGACAAAAGATTGGATATAATTTTTTTTATAAAAAGGAAACTTTTCCTCCTATCCCTGTAAAAGATGTAATAAATAGTATTCATAAGTCTTACGATGTCGTATTTGTAGTATTTTGGCAAGGTATGCTTTCGTTTAAAACCATTGAGGCTATTTATGATAAACTTCATTGTCAATTTTATTTTCGATGTGTGGACTATTCTCCTATGTCTGGTGGATGTCATTTTGTTGGTGACTGTCAGAAGTATATGACGGGATGTGGAGCATGTCCTGCTATTTACTCAGAGAAAGAAAATGATTTTACTCGTTTTAATGTGGAATACCGTAAGCGAGTGTATGAAAAAGTAAAACCGATAGTTACGGGTAATACTTATATGATGAGGTTTTATGACCGTTCTTACTTACTCAAGGATTACGACCGTAAAATGCGCTGTTTACCATTAGTGGATAATAATATGTATTCTCCGCGTAATAAAATATTTGTTAGACAGAAATATAAAATACCTGAAAACAAAAAGTTTTTAATATTTTTTGGCTCACAAAGTTTGAATGATGAGCGAAAAGGTATCAGATATTTGCTTAAAGCTCTTTCTATTTTATATGATAGGCTGAATAATGAAGAAAGAAATAATATTTTATTGATTCTTGCAGGACGTAATATAGAATCTATTAAAGATAAGTTGTGTTTTGATTATAATTACCTTGGGTATGTCAATCCTATTGATTTGCCTGATATTTATTCTATGTCGGATGTGTTTCTTAGTCCATCAGTGAACGATGCAGGACCCACTATGGTTAACCAGTCAATGGCTTGTGGAACGCCAGTTGTCGCTTTTGATATGGGAACAGCTATTGATGTGATTAAGGGGTATAATACAGGTTATTGTGCCGAACTTCGTAACGCTGAAGATTTTGCTTATGGTATAGAACAGATTTTTAAAATGTTTCCTGAAGAATATCAGGCTATGTGTAACGATTGTCGTCAACTCTCTCTTAGTCTTACTTCAGAGAAGGCTTTCTGTGATAACTTTCTTAAATACTATTACAAGTATAAGAAATAGCATTTTTTTACAGTAATATATTTCTTGATATTCTGAAATATCTTATTGGTGATTTAGAAGATGGAAAAAGCATATTTAGTTTTTGAATTAATTCCTCGGTTTATACTAGTTTTTCGACGAATTTGGATAAAAATTTACAATCTTTTTTTACATTTTTGTTTTAAAAAGATAAAAGGATACATTTGTTTTCCCCATCAGTTACGTGGTTTGCAATATGTAGAAATTGGTGAAAACTCTGTAATTTCTACTGGTGGTATACTTACAGCATGGGATGAATATGAGGGGATAAAATATACTCCTTCAATTATAATAGGTAAACACTGTCGAATAGGAGAGTATTGTCAGATTACTGCATGTCATAAAATTATTATTGGGGACAATCTTTTAACAGGGCGTTATGTCTATATTTCAGATAATGCACACGGTAATACGCAAATAAAACATTTATCTATTCCTCCAATAAAACGACCATTATATGTTAAAGGACCAGTAATAATAGGCAATAATGTATGGATTGGTGAAGGGGCACGAATTTTATCGGGGGTAACGATAGGAGATGGTAGTGTTATTGGAACTAATGCTGTAGTAACTCATGATGTACCAGCTTATTCGGTTGTAGGAGGTGTTCCGGCAAAAATTATAAAAAGATAGAGTATTGTGATTCAGCTAATCTATTGATATGATAGAGTGTATTGTTTTGAGGAAAACATGAGTAGCAAGACGATACAATGGAAAAATAAATGTTTGTAATTTATAAGTATTTATATTTGGTGTATTACTGCAAATCGTGTAAATTTCACTTTTGTTGTAGTTAAAGTTTGTAGAATTATATAATTATAGTAATGATTTTGAAAGAAGGCTCATTCTTTATATAATGGAAGTAATGCTCGTAAGTGATTTTTTATAGACTTTCTGTTTAACGAATAAACTGCTCTACGCCTTTTGGGTAAACGCAATAAAGATATATATTGTTGAATTATTTTAAAGCAGATTGAAGAGTAAATGAATTCAGAATTTAAGGATATGTTTTTCTTTTTTTGCAATTTAAGGTAAGCTTGAAGAGAGAATATTATATGAAAATCATGAGAGATATTCGTATGAGAGATACACATAGTAAAGAAGTATTCAAAAGTAATATGGTTCTGATAAAATATAATATATAAAATAGAAATGATTATATGTATATTCCTTTTTCTTTTAATTTTGGGACTCATTCTTAAATTATGTAAGAAAGGTTATTATGAAGGCATTTGTTTGGCTTCTATTTTCTTGTTTATTATTCCAATGAATTCCAATTTAATACCAGGAGTAAAATTTTTTATATTAGTTCTTTTTGTCTTATTTATATTTTTAATTCTAAATAAAACAACTATAAAACTTGATAGAAAATTAAAGTTGTTGCTTGTTTATTATTGTTTTTATTCTATTGTCTTGATTTTTATTGATGATTTATCATTGATTTTTCAAATTAAACAATTTATTAAAACATTTATATCTCAATTTTTGTTTGGACTTTTGCTGTGGTATGCTTTTTCTTCTATTAATCAAATTCAAAAATATATTTTACTGTTAGAGAAAATAACATTTTTTTTATGTATCTGTGGTATAGTTGAATATGTGCTCAAATTTAATTTTATAAGTCATCTTTTTGGAGTAACATATTTGGAAGGAGTACTATCTTTTGTTACGGAAGATAGGGGTATATTAAGTGGAAGAATTGCTGGAACTACAGTGCATCCTTTAAATTGGGGGCAATGGATGGGGGTGTTATTTATGTTTTTCTTTATAGAACGGAAATATATAGCAGGATTTAAGTTTGTATTACTTGAGTTTCTTTGTTTTTTAAATGTTTTTCTTACAGGTTCTCGAAGTGCACTTCTTCCTATTATCATATTTTTAGTATTTCCATTGAAACAGATGAAAGTAAGAAATAAGCTAAAGATTATTGTAAGCATTCTGTGTGTTTTTTTATTTACTACTCAACTGATTCCTCAAGAGATGTATCAAAAAATGAAATCTTTTATAGGTGCAACCGTCTTTTTTTGGGATCAAGAAAAAAGTGAAAATGCAGATATACATGGTTCTTCTATTGATTTAAGATTGGATCAACTAACTGGTGTTTTCTTTTTAACTGAAAGTAATGTATTAACAGGGCAAGGTTATGGATATCAATATTTTATACAGAGTAAAGATCCATATATAGAAAAAGTTATGTTTGGATTTGAAAGTATTGTCTTAAATAAAATACTTGAGCAAGGGTTAATAGGACTAGTTTTGTATCTTATTTTTTTTATATTATTTTGGCGTATTGCGGTCTGTAACACTGAAAGAGAAGAATACTGGCTATTATTTGGTTTTATAAATACATATTTATTATCCTTAATATTAACAGGTGAAAGGGCTTCTTTTTGGATATTTTTTGCTTGTTATATCATTATATTAAAAGATAAATCGATGCGTGAACTTTTAAAATAGCTTATTTCGTTTTTTATGAGTAATTCCTTTTAGGTATGGAACTGATATTTGAAATGTAAAATTTCGATGTTGAGATAAAATAGACATGAAAAAGTTTATTAATGAAGTGATTTTTAATATCATTAAAATATGAAAGCAAGAGTTATAGCTTTTTATTTACCACAATATCATCCTTTTAAAGAAAATGATGAATGGTGGGGAAAAGGATTTACCGAATGGACAAATGTAGGTAGAGCAAAACCTCTTTTCAGAGGGCATTATCAACCTCGAGTTCCTGCTGATTTAGGATACTATGATTTACGTATGCCAGAAGTAAGGGAAAAACAAGTAAATTTGGCGAAAGAGGCTGGCATTGAAGGGTTTTGCTATTGGCATTATTGGTTTGGGAATGGTCGTAGGTTAATGGAAAGCGTATTTGATGAAGTGCTTATTTCAGGCAAACCTGATTTTCCATTTTGTCTTGGTTGGGCTAATCATTCATGGTTTGCAAAGACTTGGGATAAAGATGGTAAAAAGGATAAATTACTTATCGAACAACAATATTTAGGAATAGAAGATTTTAAGACACATTTTGGATATGCTTTGAAGGCATTTAAAGATCCTCGATATATGAAGGATGGGAAACGTCCGATATTTGTTTTATTTCGTCCTTTGGATATTCCAAAAGAATTTTTTAGTTATTGGAATCATATGGCAATGGAAAATGGTTTCGTAGATGGTATTGCTTTTATTGGTTTATGTAGAACAAATTTAGATAATTATCGGAAAATATTGGACATAGGTTGTAAATATGTGATTATGGATAGAATTAATGAATTTTATGGACACTATACTTTGCTATCTAAAGTCAGACAACATTTTAAATCATTATTATTACATCAACCATTATTGAGTTTTGATTATGGTGAATTTACTCCTTGGCTTACTAATAAAGAAGAAGATGCTCAAATGGAAAATATTCCGATGATATTGTGCAATTGGGATCATTCGCCACGTAGCGGTAAAAAAGCTCTTATTTTAAATAATGCTACTCCTAAAAAATTCAGTAAACATGTGCGGAGAGTATTAGATGCTGTAAGTAACAAGCCCATAGAAAAGCGTTTTGTGTTCTTAAAATCTTGGAATGAGTGGGGAGAAGGTAACTATATGGAACCAGATTTGAAGTATGGAAAGGGGTTTATTGAGGAATTATCTAAATGCCTTAAATGATTATAATCTATAATATCATACAGATTTGATATTAATATAGTATGATAAGAATAAGCGGAATCTTGATGAATTTTTTATTTTTGTCAATTATAAAAAAATAGAAATGAGTTTTAATATACGAACTTTTATTCTTTATATACATAAGATATTTTATGGTGCAAATAATAAGCACTTATATAAAAACAAGAATATCTTTCTTTGTATTGTATGTAATGTAATGAGTCGCTTATGTGATTTAGCTATAAATTTATATTTAAATATTTATAGTTATTGTGGTTTATACCCTAAACGGTTAAATGGAAATGATGACATTGTAGTTTCATTGACTAGTTTTCCTAAACGTATAGGGAAGGTCTGGATGGTAATAGACTCAATCTTTCATCAGAAAGTACAGCCGGGTAAAATATGTTTGTATCTATCTAAGGAAGAATTTCCACGTGAGCGGCAAGATTTACCTAAAAGACTATTGGACTATGAAAAGCTAGGATTGAACATATGTTTTCGAGAGTATAATTTAATGCCACATAATAAATATTTTTATGCTCTTCAAGATTTTAGTGATAAGTGTGTAATAACAATAGATGACGATATATATTATAGGAATGATTTAATAAACAACTTATTGGAATTGCATAGAAAATACCCTCATAGTATATGTGCAAATAAAGTTTGTCAGGTTTCTTTTGATGAAAAGAAAAAATTTAAGCCATATAGTCAATGGAAGGCTTTATTTTATTGTAATACCCCATCATTATATAATGTTGCTTTAGGCTATGCTGGAGTATTATATCCTGCTAATATTTTTTATAAAAAGGATGTATTCTATAAGAAAAAAATAATGGAATTGGCGTTGAAAGCTGATGATTTGTGGCTGAAAGCTCATGAAATTCTTCAGAATATAGAAGTGGTAGCTGGGGAATATTATTGTATAGGTCCAAGCATTCTTGGTGCTCAAAAAGTAAATTTGATGTCAACTAATTGTAATGGTGAAAATGATATACAGTGGAAAAAACTATGTGAATATTATAGAATTGATGAATCTGCTTTTGAGAAAGATGTTTAAAGTATTCTATATAATTCGATAATATTTATAGTAAAAATCATAGTTTTAGTATTCTGTTAGTTTTAATGTAATATATCTTTACTGTTGTTTTTGTCTAAATATACTTTGTTATTGTTTGTTTAATGGATGGTTGTACTTGATATTAATAATTTATGAAATATGTGCTTTTGGTAAATATATCATCTTTTAATTATGCATGTTCCAATAATTCTTTTTGCTTTTAATCGCTTTGAATCACTAAAGTATACGATAGATTCTCTACTTCAGAATGAAGAAGCAAAACATTCTGTTCTTTATGTTTTTGTTGATGGACCACGTTTCCAACGAAAAGGTGAAGTGGAAAATGTGGAAAAAGTGCGTGATTATGTAAAATCTATAACAGGGTTTAAAGAGGTTCATTATAAGTTTGCATTGCAAAATAAAGGACTTGGTAATTCTGTTATAAAAGGTGTAACAGAAGTTATCAACCGATATGGTAAAGCAATAGTTTTGGAAGATGATCTTATTCTTGCACCCAATTTTCTTTTTTTTATGAATCAAGGTCTTGATAAGTACAAAGAAGAGACGAGTGTGTTTTCTATTTGTGGATATTCTAATAAAGTGAAAGTGCCGAAAGATTATTCATATGATACTTATTTCTGCACTCGTAGTAGTTCATGGGGATGGGCTACTTGGGCTGATCGCTGGAATAGTGTGGATTGGGAGTTGGAGAATTTCGATAAATACCACATACTGAAAAAAGAATTTAACCGATGGGGAGGTTCCGATTGTTGGAAGATGCTGAATGATTGGAAATGTGGAAGGAATAAGTCATGGGCTATTCGCTTTTGTTTTGCTCAGTTCTTACAAAAAAAAGTTTCCTTATTTCCTGTTACAAGCAAAGTGCAAAACGATGGTTTTGATGGGAAAGGTACAAACTGTAAGCGCTGGAGTCGTTTTCATTGTATATTTGATAACTCGGCAAAAAAGGAGTTTACATATCCGGAAAATGTGTCTATCCATCCATCCTTATTTCGTTCTGCTATTGGTTATCATTCCATCATAAAGCGAATTTTTAGCCGGATAATGTATTTTGTTTATAGATTTTGATAGTTGATGAAACCTAAAATCCTTTTTATTCTTCACCTTCCTCCACCTATACATGGCGCAGCCATGATGGGGAAATACATTCAAGAAAGTGAGTTGGTAAATTCTTCTTTCGATTGTTTTTGTATAAATTTAGCTACAGCAGGAAGTTTGTCTGATATTGGGCATATAAGTTTAAAAAAGCTGTTGAAGTATTTCTTTCTTCTAAAGCATATTTCTCACGTTGTAAGAGAAATCCGTCCCGAATTGGTTTATATCACTCCGAATGCCGGAGGAAAAGCCTTTTTTAAAGACTTTATTGTAGTGCAGATGCTGAAAAGTATGGGGTGCAAAGTCATAGCTCATTATCACAATAAAGGCGTTTCGGTTTATCAGAGTAAATGGGTTTATAACTTCTTTTATAAACGTTTTTTCAGCAATCTGAAAGTAATTCTGTTGGCAGAGAATCTTTATAAAGATATAGCCAAGTATGTAAAAAGAGAAGATGTGTATATTTGTCCGAATGGTATACCAAACTTACGTAAAGGAGAATTTGAAGCAAGGCGGAAAAACGAAGTCCCTTATCTACTTTTTCTTTCTAATCTATTGATAAATAAAGGAGTGTTTGTATTACTTGATGCGTTAAGAATATTGAAAGAAAAAGGGTATCTTTTTAATTGTCAGTATGTAGGTGGAGAAACAGCCGAGATTAATGCTGTACAGTTTTCAGAAGAAGTGGATAAACGGGATTTGAATGATAGGGTTGCTTATGTCGGTCGAAAAGTAGGAGAAGAAAAAAATGCTTTTTTTCAACAAGCAGATATATTCATTCTTCCAACAATGAATGAGTGTTTCCCTTTGGTCATTTTAGAAGCCATGGAATATAAATTGCCGGTCATCTCAACCAATGAAGGCGGCATCCCCGATATGGTGAAAGATGGAGAAAATGGTTTGATTTTTGAAAAACAGAATCCGTATTCGTTGGCTGATTGTATTGCGAAGTTGTTGGATGATGAGGAATTAAGAGTTAAAATGGGAAATGCCGGTTATGATAAATTCTGTCGTGAATTTACTCTACAACAATTTGAGCACAGAATGCTGGATATATTATCCCAAAATCTTCCTCAAAAGGAAAAAGAAAACTAATTTTTAAAGGTAGAACTACAATATCCATGTTATTGAAGTTAAAAAACTTACCCTTGTTGGAAAGCCATCGAGGGCTGACCACTTTGCCTTCCGGCAAACTCCTGATCAACACCATCAATGCCCATTCCTACAACACCGCCCAGAAAGACAAGCCCTTTGCCGAAGCTTTGCAGCAGGGAGATGTGTTAATCCCCGACGGAGCAAGTATTGTCAAGGCGTGTCGTTGGCTGAATGCAAGATCCAAACCTACAGAGCGTATTGCCGGCTGGAATCTGTTCGAGTTCGAGATGAACAAGCTGAATGCTATCGGAGGAAAATGTTTTTTCATGGGCAGCAGTGAAAAAGTATTGGCATTGATAAAACAGCGTGTGAAAGTGGATTATCCCA